AGGTCGATCGTGAAGGTTTCGGAACAGTGGGTGCGGAAAGCCTCGTGAAGAAGGTACGGACGAAGCTCCGTGAAGGCGTGGTGCATGTGCTTCTGCCAGCGACGCTTGAGAGCGTACGCGACCGAACGCGAGGGCATCGCAGTGATGCCGATGTAACGCTCGCCCGTCACCAGGCACGTGATCAGGTAGATCACGTGGTTCCGGTCGGTGCGGACCTTACGCTTGCGGCTGGTGCTCTTGCTTCCCTTATCCATGCTCTAACCATAACATGTCCGGAACCGATTTTCAAGAAATGCATGTCGAATTATGGATAACCCATCCTAGCCGAAAAAGAAGGGATTTTCAAGCAACAATTCCCCGGAAAAACAGGGCAATTATACTTAGTTTTTCCTCTAATTTTACGAATGGTACATAGTGTACCATTTTTGCACAGTTGGACCCATTTTGTACAGCTTGACTGGAATTCCAATTTGGCTGTAATTCCATCGTGGCTGGAATACAGTGACCTTGAATTATGCTGTCATTGGAATACAGTATACCTGTACTCCTCTGTAGTGCATGGTAACGTATGGTCATAGCCATACATTGTGCCAGGATGCATGTATGGTCAAAAAATTGTTGGGGCATTTCTTGAAAATCGATCCTAAATGTTGTATGGTAAGAGAGTAAGGAACAGGAGAAAACCATGTTCATCAAGTTTGACGACGCGTTTGCGAGTTTCCAACTTTGGCTCCGTGCAAATCCCAATGCGGCTGCCAAGCTTCCGTCGAAGTCGTTTGCTGACGCGCACGACGGTCGAGCCTTCGTGCAGAAGTACGCGAAGGAATGGACGAACGAAATGCTCTTTGCGTACCTGCTTGTGGCAGGTTGTGCCGAGGGGTCGACGTTCAACTGTGATGACCTTGTTGCCTGCGCGACCGAATCGCAGCAGGCTTGGCTAAATGGCGGCGACAAGACTGTTCGTTATCGGTTTCAGTCTCATTGGGATGGACACAATTTCGCGAATAGCCTCGAAGAAATGAAGGCTTCGACCATTCCATACATTCAAATTCACACTACTTCCAGCCCGAAGGGTGATGCCTACGTTTCGCTTGCGAAGGTGTCCGGCGTCGCCTACGGGGTCGAGCGTGGAGTTTTCAGTACGGGCATCTTGGAGAGGGTTATTCGTGGCGAGAAGAAGCTCTTCGTTTGGAAGAGCCTTTCGGAAGAAACGGCATATTTTCGGCGTTCGGAAAACGACCTCGGCACCGATTTCAGTAAGTACATGGCTCACTGCTTCGCCAAGCTCTATCGCATTTCGCTCAAGTCGAAGCCGAAGAAGGTCAAGCCGACCGTGGTGTCGAAGGCAGTCGAATTCCACACCGATCAGATGAAGCTGCTCGCGGTAGCGGACCAGCTCGCGGTGAAGCTTCAAGCTTTCCGAAGCGACCTCGAAAATGGAAATCTCAACAAGCAAGTGGTGACGGAACTTTACTGGCAGTTCGAGGAACTGCAACGGAACACCACGGAAACCAAGAAGACGCATAAGCGTTTTGTTGGTGAAACGGCGGAGGATACGCGGAAGCTCGCGGAGGCTGGTCTTACCAGCGAGAAGTGACAAAAAATGTCCAAGAAAGAACAACAGAAAAAGAAGAGGTTGAGTGAGGAGGAGTTTCTCCTACAGTCTCTTTATTTCCGCAAATATATCCTTCCGGATTTTCTGAACAAGAAGACGCCAGCAGCTTTTGCTTTTCTGGCAGAAATTCGAAAAGACCTTGAAGCCGAGGCGGACATTCAGTTCCACTTGGAAAAGGCACGCAAGGCAAACAACCCGCTCGTACCAGAAAAGAAGTGAGAGAAGACATGTTTGGAATTGGAAACGAACAAAAGGCAGTCGAAGTTTCGCAAGCGGAAATTGCGGAAGACATTGAAGTGGTTCGGAAGTTGTTCTTGAAGCATGAGAAGTTTCTTCGTGTGGAAGAGTCCAACGAAGGCGGACATTTCATTCGTGCTCCGATGCTTCGAAACTTGCAAAAAGAAATTCTTGATGCTCTTCCGGGACGGATTGTGATGAAGTTTGGTGGAAATCCACCCTTGGTTCATATCTTCTTCCGTGACCATCACTTTTTCGAGACGACTTATACCGAGCGAAAGCTTGTGACTCGCGTGCGTGAATTGGAGCGCGAAGTTGAATATCTTCGAAGTCTTGTTCGTGTGTACGAGGTTGCTCTTCACGGCAATGACCATTGACCCCGAGCTTGAAAGGAATTCCCATGACTAGCGCAGTTCAAAAGGAAAGCACGGCTCGAACGTTTCTTACGGTTCGAGAGCTTATCGCGGAGCTTCAAAAGCTTCCAGAAGACCTTCAAAACGCTCCAGTTGCAAAGAGTGTCTATGACCTTGGAAGTCATTCTTGGGTTGTGACTGGAGTTGATGAGCTTGTTCCTTCGCCTGCGAAGGTTGTAAAGGAACGTTACCTCGTTGAGGTTGATAATCCTGTGGAAGGAAAGCTTGTAAAGGTTGTCATCCTTTACTGAGATGCTTGATGCTTGAGGCAGCACTTACTGGCATCAAGTGAATTTTCTTGAAATTCCGGTTGGAATCTGATATGGTGAAACCATGCTAATCAACCTAGATAAGGCTCTTCGCTCATTCAAAAAGTGGGCAAAAGAAAATCCAGAAAACACCGTTGGATATAAGTACGATTATTACTCTTGTGTTGGCATCAAGAATATGGATGCCTGGATGGAGAAACACTATAGTAAGTGGACAGAGGAACAAAGAGCTGCATATTTGTTGATTTCTTGGCAACGTTCACTTACTGCTCCGACGTTTCCGAATGGAAAGAGATATCCAGATGGAAGCGATTTCTTCCTCAAACACTACACTGGATTGTTTTTCAATGATCCAACCAAGAAGTCGATCAATCTTGGAACTCCTGAAAACAACTTTCAAAGTTGTTCATTTTTAGTTGTTGAAACAACAGAAAATTCTTGGAAGGGCAAGATAACGAAATATCACATTCCAATCGTAAGCTCATATACGTCGGAATGGAGGGCTTTCAATGATGCGAAGGGCGCGTTCGAAGCGGGCGAATCTTGGTATCTTGAGAGAAGGAGAAAAGCCTTCGTGAAGGACTTTCAAAAGGTTGTGCAAGAGAACGCAGACATACTTTTGGAAAGTAAAGGTCCTGTTATCGATCCAAAGTTCATGGAAGCTGCCCTCAATTTTCAACAGGAGCAGTTGGAACTTCTTCCGGACATTTCAAAACTTGAAAGAGTTTTGAAAGAGCTTCGAGAAGATATTGATGAAAGTGGGATTTCGAAGAGAAAAATCAATGAAGTCCAAGGAATTTTGAATGACCTCAACTACTCCTTGAAGCATATAAAAGAACATAATCCTATCATCGGCAAAACCAAGGAAGAGAGCTTGAAGATTTTCGACAAGGCACTTCAAGGTGGCATTCCTCGACTTCTTCGTACGGACAAGAGGAAGAAGAAAGTTCAAGAATGATGGAAATAGAAACAATTGATGTTCTAAAAACTCTTGATGATCTCTATACCTTTATCCGTTTCAAGGGAAAGGAAAAGAGAAATCTTCTTCCACAAAAGATAAGTTGGATTGAACGGGGACAATGGTTCAAAGAAGAACAAAACATAGATCCTGTCCTGAAGGAAAAGATCAGAAAAATTTCTGTATTTTTTGATTGGTGCGCTGCACCTTATGGTCGAAATGACCTTCTTCCTTTTCTTCCTTGTCCATCATCCTTTGTTTTGGATGGCGAAAAACTGAAAGAGGAAATCATCAGTAAAAATATACCTGTGTTTGGTGTAGAGAAACAAGGGAAGCAATTCTATTTTACTTGGACCACACATTGTGGCATTTTTGCCTTTGATGAAAACCTTATACCAAGCACTCAAAGTGCTTCTGTTTTTTACGAACTAAAAGAAATCATCAAGAAGAAATGGAACAAGGTTCGAGTTCTTGCTTCTCGTCCTTCTCCTCTCAAAATATATGAAAAGAGAATGAAAGCTGCTATCAGCTTCCAAGAAAAGCAAATGAAGTTTGCTGGAGAACTGAGAAAACAAATTCGAGACTTGGAAGAAATTGCAAAACTTTGTGAACAGGGACGCATTCATCGTAAAGTAAATGATGGGCTTTACGATCGATGTATGAAGCTTTATCAAAGCATTCATGACATTACTTCTTGCGAACCGAGCCTCACGGGCAATACATCAGAAGAAACTGATGAAAAAATCAAGAAAGCAATTGATGGTTCTATCTTGGTAAAGAAGTCTTCGAAAAAGAAGAAAGACTGACGTTCATTCGCTGAACAGTTCAGGTAGAACAGATTTCAACCAGTTTCTAACTTCTCCTTGAGGCATTTCACCAAGGTCTTTATAGGGTTTTGGTGTGCTGATAGACATAGAAGCAACAGACTTTAGTTTATTTCCAGCATCGTCATTGTCGGCAACGGCAATGACTTTTTTATTCATGGCAGCAAACCATGGTTTTAGCATCTTAGGATGATTTTCTAGAACAGCAATTGCAGGCATTCCAATGTTGTGCAGCTTGACAGCATCAAAGATACCCTCTGTGACAAATAGGAAATCTTGGTTGTCAAAGACAGTTTCCAAGCCCCAAACACCAATGGTCTTTTCTGGATGTTTTGTAATATACGTCCAGTATTTTGCCTTATCCCTGTCTCTGCTGTCGTTACCTGTCTTGGTTCCTTTTGGATTGTATTGTTGATATCCAACGAGTTGACCGGAAAGGTTGAAAAGAAGGAAAACGGCAAGGTTGTTTTCCTTGTCCATAATCACCCGTGTCTTTGATAGATCAACATCACGCGATCGAAGATGGGATTCAATGTCATCATTCTCACATAAAAGAATTTGTTTTAGAGAAAACATTTGAGTTTATCTTTCTCACAAGTTTGCGAACATGTCCTTGAAAAGGAATTTTGAATTAGCACGAGGTTCCCCAGTTTGTTTTGATTCTTCTGGATTGATCCAAATGATCATTTTCTCATAACGAACAGGACCATAAGAAATTACTTCGTTCTCTTTCTTATAAAGTTTTGGCATCTTTACCTTTGAGTTCAACTCATCAGGATTTAGCAGAAACTTACCATTCTTCTTTATTGGCATTGTCTTGAACAAAACAACATATTCTTGGAAAGAATATGCAAATTCTTTCAGAATTTCTTTTTTTGTAGTCCATGACAATATAGGAGAATGCTCTGTTTCCAATACACCATTTTCAAAAACCCAAAGACGTTCGTCGCCAGGATTTCTTGGAAGGTCGTCTGTTTATAGTCCAGTCGTATTGAAAAACAAATCTAAATTTACAGAACTAAAAGAAATTCCTCTATAAATCGGTTCATTTTCCGGAACAAGTAAGTTTGAATACTTGCCTTTCTGTGCCAGTTTGTAAACGTCCGGAAATTCCTGAGCTATTTTGTCCGCCACCTGACTATTGATCCATTGAAAAAGTCCTTTCTTGAAATCTTCTTCTTCTGGAGTCTCTGGTTGTTTCTCTGTTTTTGAAATGTCTTTTCTGTCTCTATCAAAGAGATACTTGCCAAAAACATCATTTGGTTTGGCTTCGGACGGAGCGTCTTCAAATATTAATTTTTTGATGCTCATGACTCTTCTGTCTTTTCTGGATAGTTTACACGACCGCCACTCATCGTTGCACCAGAGAAAAGGTCATTGAAGAACGGAATGACAAACTTTCTTCCTTTGTAAATCGAATAAAAATCATCTTGATCTTGCGCAACAGGAAGAACAACACTTCTTGGTTCCGTGGCATTTCCAGAGCCATCTGTGTAAAGAAGTTCTGCTTTCATTTGACCATCTTCTTGTCTCTCAACGAAGATTACACTTTCTTGTTCAAACTTCTTTCCAAGGAAAAGTAGATCATCTTTCGAAATGTTTGGAATAACTAAAGGCTTTTCAACGTTTCCATATTTGCCTTGTATTTGGTAGAAACCATAACCAGCTTGACGTAGAGATTGTGCAAGCATCTTGTTTCTCTTCTTGTTTTCTTCTGGAGGCAGTTCCTTCGCAAATGGATTTTCTGCTGTCACAATTCCGATTGATGAAATGTTTTTTTCTTGTCCTGTGAGGCTTCTCATCAGTTTTGAATATCCACCCTCTGCAAGGTCCCCTTCATTTATTTGCACAGCCTCAGAGAGCCTTCTAGGTGCCTTGCCGTTGAAGCCAAATAGATGAGGTGAGACAAGAGCAGGACGAACAGAAAGAAGGTCACGAAGTCGAAGTTTACCTTCACCATAAAGGTCAACAATTTCAATTCCTCGTTTCTCTTCATCTTCATTTTCTTTGCTTGATTTATCATCCCAATACCAAGGTGCTTCATCATTTGGATTTGGAAGTTGAAGTTCATCCTGCTTCTGCTGATTTCTTTCGTCTTCTTCTTTCTTTTGACGATCAATCTCCCAAGGAGACGGAACCCAATCTTGTTCACTTAGGGTTTCTGAACTTGAGATGTTTTCTTTGATTGTGAACTTTTTCTTCTTACTCATTTTCATTCTCCATCAGATCATACATGCTTCGGATGATCCTTCTTAGGGATACGGTACCAAACTCATTTGATATAAATACTGCTGTCGCAGCTTGAACTTTCACATCTCCGAAAGAAATAACTTCACCTTCAGTCGAAAGCATGTTGATCATTGCCACATGATCGCTGTCCTTCGGTCGTAAGTTCGAGGTCATTTCATAAGGGTTTAGAAGGAATTTTCCATTTGATGGATTGGGCACTGTCTTCATCAAGATATTCACTTCTCCCCCTTTTAGGAAATTCTGCAATATAAGAGGCTCAATTCCCCAAGACTGAAGTTTTTTGTTTGGCGGCGGATAAGAAATAGGAATATCGACTTTGAAAGGAATATTATCAAGAACTTTTTGGAGCTCAATACCATTCTTCAAATCTTCAATCTTTTTCTGAAAGGTTGGATTTGATGTTAGTCCAAGGGCTTTTGCCACATTGAAACCATGAACAATCCGATAAACAGGACGTTCTTCATCTGGCTTTAGAAACTTTTCATACTTTCCTTGACGAACAAGTTTCCAAGCTTCTTCAAAATTGGATGAAAGGGCAGTGTGATGAGTGTCGTTTATCCAAGACGCTAAGGAATCAAGAAGTTCATCTTCTTCGGGGGTATTCTTTTCTTTTGAAGCCCTAGTTTCAGCTCGCTGATCACCAAACAAAAACTCTCCAAAGATATCATCTTTGGAGGCTTCGACTTCTTGTTCAACAATCATATCAACAATGCCTTCAAGGACCGATTGAAGTTGTTCTTTTTCCTTTGAGGAAGCTACATCTTCAAGACCTTTCAAAGCCTGTTTCTTGGCATCGAGTTTCTTTTGTTTCTGACGTTCTGCATAGGACTTTGCATCAGTACCTAAAGCTGTGTCAGTTGAACCGACTTTCGTTGGTTTCGTAGGAATCATGAGGATAAATAGAGAAATTATTCATCATCATCCCAAATACTTACAACCCCAGGAGCGGGAATAGGTGAAAAGAAATTTTTTGTAAACTCCAAATCTCCAACAATCCAGTCAGGTCTACTTTTCTCATTCTCTTCTGTTCGAGGATTTGCTTTATTCAAACCATGAACAAACGTCCATCTACAATCTTCACATGAATATCGAATGGCACTATCACATGGATGACAAGACAGAAATCTTGGTGTTCCATCTGGATTTGTTCCGGATTTATATGTGTGGCAATCATAAGCCCAATAAAGATTGGTCGATGAACAATTTGGACATTTCTGTTTCATAGCTTGAGTATGACATTTCAGTGCTAATTTTTCAAAGATTGTGTTTGTCATGTTCTTCTTTGTGGCAGGATTTACAAAGAACAATTCCTGAGACGTTGTTGTCAATATGATATTGAGCGACTTCATTAGAGATTTTTTGTTTTAGAGCAAATGTTTCCTCTGTTGTTGGAAGACCAAAATAATCTTTCCAATTGTTAGAGATAGCTATACGTCTTACAATTTCACTCATTTGTTCTTTGTTGTGATGAACTTCAAGGTCTGCTCTTGGAGTATCATTTCTACTTGCTTTACACTTTTCACAAGAAAAATTTGATGCTGCAAGTTTTGGATATTTCCATTTTTCAAAAAGTTTTTTACTCGCATGACACGTGGCTAAAAGAGATGAAGTTCCACCTTTCCATTGTGAATGGTCCTTGCCTGACAAAGTTGGAATAGTTCCATTCAAGCGATTTTCTTTCATTCGTTTTGAACGCTTTTCCTTTTCTGGACCTTTTACAATGGACTGAGACATTTTGGCAATGCGTTTATCAGTTTCTTTTGTAAGACCCTTCGCCCAATGTTCACCAGTTTCATTCAAATGAAAAGGTTTCCAAGTCCCATCTTCAACCATTTTTCTTCGTGTTGAAGCACTCTTTTGCTGTATCTTCTCTGATACGAAGTTATTCTTGACCCGAGACTGATGTCCTTGAATAAAGTCTCGATAACCTCTTGTAATATCAAGAAATTTTGGCTCCTCATCACAACCACATTTACACTTCGGAGCAATGTCATTCAAAAAGTATTTGGTATAAAACTCTTTTGATGAAACCTTGTGTCCTTTTCTGCAATGAGCAGAAAGAGAAATGAGTGATGGATAACTGTTTTGACAATATGGACAAATAAACATGGCTACAACCTCTTAATTGAAGTGTAGCCACTCAAGACTGCATTGTCTAAAGATATAGTCTAAAACTGCAAAACCGCGTTGTCAAATCGGATTGTAAGAGAAATTTCAACAAGGTCAGAACCTTCCATTGCCAAGTCACCAAAGGTTGCGTTTGTAATGAAAGCACCCTTGATATCCCAAAGTTGAATGACTGTTCCAACAGGATCAAGCATCTTGATTTGAATGTCGCGCTTGTAGAAATCAGCATAGCCGGAACGACCTGAGACGCTTTCAAAGCAAAGACGAACCCATTCCATAACCTGCTGAGCGCCTGATGGAGCGATGGCGTCATGAAGCGTAACAGTCATTGTTTCAAAGGTTGTTTTTCCTGCAATGTAGCGAGTGCTGTTGATCCAAGGAATAGCAACTTCCTCTGTTGCCATTGTTGGACGAGCTGCTGTCTTGATAAGGAAACTGTCAATTCCCTCAATTGCAAGAACAAATCGACGCTTTGCGATTGGTTCAAATTTCGTAGGAAGCATTTCGGTTACGCCTAATGTAGTTGCCATCTTTTATCTCCAAATATCAGCTATTCTGATTTCTTTGTTTAATTAGTCTTATTTTTTCTTTTTTCGAAAGTTGCTTATCAGTTGATGAAACTTTGGTTGAATGTTCAAAATCAAATACAGAAGTCCACCAATGAACAAGGTATTGGCAATAGAAAGAACCAATACCATTATGAGAAAGTAAACCATCCAAACGAGATCAGAAATCACGTTCCATGCCCATGCCTGGATTATCTTTCCAAGCGGCATCAGAAACTCTCTTTTCTAAATCCTCAACTTCAATTAGAAGAACTTCTAATTCTTTTATAACTGGCTCAACTATATCTCTTGCCCATCCAAGAGGACGATTTCCCATTTTATCCAAAAGTTTTTGAAGTACAGAAATAATCTTCTTTATTTTTACAGTTGGACTCGTTTTCAAATGATCACTGACAACTTGCTCAACCAATTTACTAAGTTGTTTCTTTGTAATTTTCATCTCATCCTACCTTATATCCGTATTTGTTCTTCAATCCACGAACAAGATACTTCCAAACAGTTTCATTTCCCTGGCAAATTTCTGCAATGTCTTCAAGAAGTTCTTCGTTTGAAAGACCATTCTCTGCTCTGAAACGAAATAACCAAGCAAGTTTACCATCAGTTTCCGGCTCGATTTGTTCCTCAAGTTTTTCGTCGCAACCTTCATCTAGTCCGCCGAATGAAATGCCGTGTTCACCACTCTTTTTCTTGGCAAGCTCTTTTGCATCCCAAACAATGTCATCATCATACAATGTTCCATATTCAAAAACAACGTCATCAAGCTGTTTTCGAATTTCTGGATCCAGACTTTCAATATCGATTTCGTCTTCGTATGAAGTTGACATGAGAAGTGGAACAACCTTAGAATGTTCCAAATCCATATCAAAGTTGGCTGGATCGATATTACGAGTCAAAAGTGAATAAGCAAGAGCCAGTTCATCACGTGAACGTCCTTTTGGACCAGACATTTCAGGCGAACTATCAAGCTGTTCTTTCATGACCTGCTTCAAAGAAGACAAAGTCAACTTCTCCGCTAGTTTATTTATTTGTTTCGAAGTTAACTTCATCTTCTATCATCCTGCAATAAAGTTGCCTCTGTTGTTGAGAACAAAGGAGATATCCAAGAATTCCAAAGTCTTCGTTGGTAGAATCATGATTCTTCCACGAATGGTGTTATTTTCGATATCTGCCAACGTGGTCGTTGTTGTATCGATTTGAACAAGATACTTGTCAACACCCTTGTTATCTTGCACGCGCTTCAAGATTGGTTTTACCAAGTTTGAGAAACGCTCAAGTGTTGCTTCTCTGTTTTGCTCAAAGATGATTCGGTCAGCAATCTGTTTGACTTGACGACGAAGAGAAATCAAGAGACGACGAACGTTTACACGATCAAATGCACTTTCAGTTTGAAGAAGTGTTCTTTGACCCCAAACAACCGTTCCTTCAGAACCTGCAAATACAGCCAATGGATTGATGTTTGCGGACTGCAAGTCATCCAAGTTGTCTCGTGAAAGACGAACCGCTGGACGAACTGTTGTTTCAAGAGCGCCCCTTGTGAAACCTGCTGGAGCAAACCATGGGTATCCAACGCTGTCATTCTTAGCAAATGCACCAAGAACTGCTGCGGTTGAAGCTGCTGTTCTAGTTGTGTTGTTGAAGTCGTCACGGATAACAACGTCAGGGAAGTATGCAGCACCGAAAGATGAATTCAATCCTCTGTTGTTGAAGTTGTTTGCAGTGTTGACAACAGAAAGAGTTTGTGAAGAACTTGAAACTTCTGTGCTGTTTACATCGATGTTTTGAATATCCATCAAATACAAAGCATCATAACGGTTCTCAACCATATTCAATGCGTTGTCTGTAACGTAGGTGTTTCGAATTCCTGGAAGTGCAAGAAGTTGAATATCAACTTCTGTTACATCTGACAAGATGTTCAAAGCTGTAAGATATGAACTTACCGTTGGACCATCCACCGTTCCGCGGTTTGTGTTATCCATTTCTTCTTCAACAGCAACGTTCGTAAAGTAACGTGTTCCTTGATTGAAGATATTGACTCCATCAAATCCACCGAAAAGAGGTACTGTGAACTTAGCCAACTGTCTTACAGAGCTGTCTGTAAGGTCTGAAGTTGCAAGAGCACGGAAACCGTTTGTTGAGTCATTTGAGATATTTCCTTGACGAACATAAGACCATGTAACAGCATTCACAGTATCAACAAGACCTGTTGAAGGAGTGTACTTGATCTTGACTTTATTCAAAGTGAAATAGTTGTTATTGTATGCATCTGCATCAACAATACCATTTTCAGTTGTTGCTTGAGCGCCTTGGTTGTCATAAACAACAAAGTCTGCCCAATTCGTTTGGAAATCTGGATAGTATTGAACGAAGCTTCCAATGCCTGTCTCAATCTCTGTCGATTTGTTTGGTTCAGTTACAGAGGTTTGACGCTCAAATTGAACACCCCAATACAAGCTGCGGTCAACTGTTTGGTTAGGTGAAGCTCCTCTTGAAAGAGACTTTCTGTAAGGAACGCGTGGCTGACAAAACCGATAAGTGATTGGATCTGTACCCGAACCAGTTACGTAATATGTTCCATCATCATTCTGATTTCCGAACGGCGCAGAGCCCGAAACTTGAAAATGTTGAACACCACGGAAACCAAATGGAAGTGCTGTTGGATCAATCTCAGCATCTTCAACTTGAGCGTCCATCTCTACACGAATGTAAGAGGGACACTTTGGGTAGTTTCCTTGAGTGATGAGCTTTTGACGATCGGATGAGTTATCAAAGTTCCAGAATGTGTGGAAGTCTCCAATCACTTTTGCAACATAGTTTTGTGCATTTGGATTGAGGGACAAACCTCTCCATTGTTCAAGAACTTTTTTGTTCTTATCTGTGTCGTTGTAATCACGAACAATAAGGTCAAATGTACCATATTGGTCAACAGTGCTTACAGATGGTGTAATGTTCTCAATGGAGAACTTCACACGCTTATTTGCATATTCACCGTCATCCAAAGACCAAACTCTAAAGAGATTTTGTGGTGAACCACCAAAGTTCTGAGACACAACCCAAGGGCTCTTTGGAGTCTTGTATCTGTCCTCGAAGTTTTCAAAGTTTGGCGTTACGGTTGAACCTGAGTTTCTGCTAAGAGAAGAAGAAACAAGGAAAGCAATCTGTTCTGTAAGGTATGTGCTTCCGGAAACAACACCTGAACCAGTTACGGTTGCAAGTGCTGGGTGAACAGGGAAATCCGCATAAAGGAAATGACCCTTTTCTTCAATCTTGAAAGGATCTGTATTGAAGACCTTTCCAAAATAGTTTGGAGCAGTTACATCGAAAGAAGCAGAAATAACATTTGGCTCATTCGAGTTTTTGAAACCGTTCAACAGAAGAACGAACTCTTGTAGACTTCCCGAGATGTTTACAGAACCCGTTACCTGACCTCCAGCGTTCGTCCATGTTCCGGAAGAAGATGCTGGGGTGTTCCATGGGGATGCAGAAGATGAGAGCGTTAGAAGAACGCCTGATGGCGCGAAAACTACACCTCGAACAACTGGCGTTCCTTCGGTTGGAAGTCCTGCGGAAGAGAAGAAATCGCTTCCTGAAGTTTCTTTCATGATTGAAGCAAGAAAGTATGTTCTTCCTTCATCTCCACCTGCATATGCATATGGATTGTCATTGAAAGCACCACCTGATGCATTTTGTGGAAGGTCTGAACCGACAACAAATCCAGCATTTACAACCTTACCGGAGTTACTTCCGTCTGTTGTTCTTGCAAGTGCATTACCTGCTCCAAGAACACGAAGATATGTAAGAGACTGAGCGTTCCTTAGCCATTCACTTGCTGCGATTGGACCATTGAAAATGTAGTCATTTGGACCACCAAAGACCTGATTGAAATCTTGAGTTGTCGGAACTGTAACAGGAACAAATGCCGGACCTCTTTGCGCAGCACCGACTACACCAGCAGGAATGCCAGTTGGTCGTGTTGCAGTTGGACCAGTTAGATTTTGAACTCTTACGGACACGCCTGCTGATTTGAAGCTGATAGTCATTTTTCTTTTCTCCATCCATGGCAGGAGGTTCTACTGCCGCACATTACAGCGAGAATGCTAGAATATTTCAAACTATGATCCTCGCAAAATTTTCTCAAATTTGTAAACTCAAAATGCTCACCACTTGGAGAAACTAAAATTCTTTTGTTTCTTTTTGGACGAACAGTTTTTTCAGGTTCAACACTTTCGTTATATGACCAAATAAATCCACCGCTCGTTTTTAGTTTACCATTACAACAAAGATTGATTGCTGAAGGGTTTCCATGTGTTTTAGTAGCAGCCTCATTGCAGCCAAAATGAACAGCCAAAAGATTTCCACGTTTGTCAAACTGGAATATTTTTCTACTGTTTTTGTTCAATCTTCCTCGGTTGCCAAACATTGGATTTCCATTTCCGAAATTTGCTTTTGAAAGTTTGTTGCGAACTTCCTCAGAAGGCATCTCAGCAGTCTTCTTTATGTTATAACATTTTGTTTTTTGATCCCAGAACTCATCTAAATATCTTTGCTCTTGAACAAGTAGATTTTCAGGACTACAAAATTTGGTAATGTGAAAAGCAAACACACCATCACCGTACTTGTTGAAATCATTTTGAAGAAATGGATTTGAATGCTTTCTCTTTTTTAGAGCATTGAAGTGTTCCCTTTTTCTTCTTTTGAGATCAATAGAACTTCCATAGTAAACACGACCATTGACTTCATTTTCAATTTTATATATTCCTGATT